GATAAAATCATAGTCTTTGCGATGTTCTCTGCTCGTAGGCAAGGTGAGTTTAGCCGCATGCTGAGGTCGAATACCGATTATGAACGCAAGCGTGTTCTTATACCTGATATGAAGCATCCGACCAAAAAGAAAGGAAATGACATTTGGGTGCTGGTCCCTGATGAGGCTTGGGACATAATGCTGTCTATGCCGGTGAATGACGATAAACCCGATAACTGGTTTCCCTATTTTCATAAAACTCTCGGCGAACGCTTTAGGCAGCTATGGAAAGAATGCGGTAATTACATTCCTGATGGTGACAATGTACGCTTTCATGATCTTCGCCACGAATGCCCAAGTTGGTTGTTTGAGCGCGATGGCTGGAATGGTGAACGTTGGGATGTTGCGCGAGTGGCTGCTGTGACAGGGCATCAGTCCTGGGAAACATTGAAGCGGTATACGCAGATAGAGAATCTTGAGCCTAATAATAAGTGGGCTGATTGGGTGTGGTCTGAAAAAGTCTGCTCATAATAGAATAGTCAATTTGCTATATTATTGAAGACCTATATAATACTCGCGCTAAAAACTGACTGTGCATAGGTCTTATTTTTGAACTAATATAATTGTATTGGGTCATAAAGTTGATAGTTGACTTGTTTAAAATCACCTGTCATTTTACATCTGATAGTAAAAATGGATGCTGATAGTTGTGCTAGTCGCATTAGATTAAGGAAATGATAGTGCTTGTAGAGAAATGTAATCAGAATAACGCGATAAAAGTGGCTGCTTTTGCAATTGAGTTTTCTGACGTTTGTTCCGCCAATACATTTAAATTATTTAGTGAATATGTGAGCGCGGAAAAAAGCGACTTATTCACCAGTAGTAAGCTTCTCGAATATTTCAATATTCAAATTAATACTGAAGAACCTGAGGAGTCTGTATCTAAAAATCAAGAAGTCCATGGCGTTGTTTTAAATAATGATAATGGCTGGGCGCTATCGTTCAAAGACAATATCTTAGTTCTTCAATGTACGGATTATATAAGCTGGGATGAATCTATTGGGTTTGCGAAAGAGGCTTGGGCATACTTTATTTCTTTTCTTGAGAATTATTTAAAACCTCTAAAAATCAAAGCGCTGGGTTTAGAGTATTTAGATGAATTCCTAATTAAGGATGAAAATGCTAACTGGGTTGAAGAGTTATTTAGCAAGGACTCGAAGTACCTGCCTGAATATATATTCTCTCAAAGTGGTTTCTGGCATGTTCATACAGGATTCTATGAAAAAGACATTCTAACCCGCTTGCAGATGAATCATGTCCAAGATGCGGAAAATAGAAGTTTGCAGGTTATCTCGATGCAGCATCGATTTACTCTCGCTGAAACAAGTGAGTTGTTTTTAGGGGGTGAAGGTGTACTTGATGGTATGTATGGTGTGATGGAAAAAATGCATTCTGAGAATGTAAGTTTGATTAAAGATATATTAAGTTCAGAAGTTCTTGAAGATATCAATATGGAGGTCAAATAATGTCAGCAAAAGCTTTTTCTGTATTGTTCCAAGCATGTATAGCTTCTGGTGTCCCTGTGCACCCAGCTTCATTGGTTCAAACGTCTTACTTGAATAGGCATGAGAAACCATATGCGCAGAATATTGGTACGATTAATCATTATATTGATACTGTTTTAGCTGGTTCGCAGAAAGTTGCTAATCGTAATAGTAAGAAAGTCTCTGCATTTAGAGCTAGATTGGATGAATATGCTGATCTTGTATCTGGATGGGATGGTGATGAGGGTGTCGCACCTTCCGGAGAAGCATTGAGGAATATGAGGGCTCTATTTGATTATATTGTAACTGGCGGGTATCCAATACCTGATCCAGCAATTTCTTCTGAAGGAGAGGTAGGGTTGTATTGGCGCCAGAATTCAATATATATCAATTTGGAAGTAGGTGAATCTGGCGAATATAGTTTCTATGGCCAGGATGCTAAAGGCGGCGTCAAGTTTATAGACGAGTTGCCTATATCAGCTGGTTTATCCTCTGAAGTTGTTTCATTTATTTGCTTGCTTCAGACGGGATCTGAAATAGATATGAAGTCTGTGAATAGAGCTATATCTAAGGTTCAGGGGGGACGTAAAATTTCGCGAAAACCTCGGGTTGAAAGTTACGCCTCTCAGATGAAAAGTTATTTTAGGCCAAGTGATGCAGTTAATGATCATTATATTGAAATGATGGGTTAGGTTTCTGATAAAACATGGAAGTATTTAAGCAGTATTTTTATCTTGAAGAGCACAAAAGCGATAAGTGCAAAAAGATGCATTTTGACTATGTTAAAGCGATGCAGGCTGAGAAAGTTAAAATGTCAGAAGAGTATTCTCCTTGCGTGGTTGCTAATAATGAGCTTTTAGCAAGAGTATTGATTTCACCTTTTATGTACAATCTGGCAGGGAATGAGCTTACTCCTGAAGCAATCGCGGATGTTTTCAATAAGGGGTTATCCGTAAATCGTTTAAATTATATGGATTCTCCTTCTGATAACTTCAAAATTGGTGACGATATGGTGGATGAGTGGTTAGGTCGCTCGGAAAATAAAGGGAAAAAGCGCGAGAGCCCTGGTTATGCTGTTGGAAATGTTGAGAAGTTGAGGAAAGTTACAGACCCAGATGTCGAGCCCGCTAAACAAATTATTGGAGTCTATGACTCTGCATTGCCTGAAGCTTCATATCATGCAGATGTTTGCTTGTTGGTGAAGCCAAATAAAAAATTAAAAAAGCATCTGCAGTATGAAGTATTAAAATGCTTTGATACTGAAGTAAATAAAAAATAGTTAGTATAGTTTTATTTGATGACCATTTGAACTGGTTGCTCTTTCAGCCACATCATCAACCAAATTCATTACCTAGTAAAAAATTTCCCGTTCTTTAATCAATCCCTGAATAGCGGGAAGTGGGTTCTCGCATCCTGCATCTTCTGCCTCACCAATAATCTTCTGCAGCTCTTGCGCCATTGTTATTGAAAAGCGGGTAGTGCCAGCTAGTTTGTTCGAAGCGGTCTGTAAGCTCTTATGTGCAGCGATACACGTAGCATCAATTAAGTTGTCTTTGTTTAGTCTGCTTCAGCGGATTCTTTATAGATCCGCAAGTTTTGAAAGTGGTGTTGAATTATTAAGGCTCATCTACGTGCCCTTGTTTTTTCTAATCCGCGCTTTCTAGCGGCCTTTTGCTTGGCTTTCATCTTAATGTTGGCTGCAGTGATTTCGGTATTGCTAGCAATGGTTTCGATTGATCCGCCTTTGGCTAGAAATGCCTTTGTTTGGCGTTCAATTCTCTTGGCGTTGGCTTTGCATTTAGCCGTGTTTGGGGCTGAATATTCTTTGTTTATGTTGGCGATCATGATCGTGCTCCCTGCGAATGATTGTTCATCTTTTCCCACTCGTTTCTTGCAGCTGTAGCATTGCTATCTAGGTATCTAGCCCAGTCAGTTGCATTGCAGAAATACCCACCTTTAGAAGTGTTTTTATAAAAAGGAACGGGTAGTTCATGGCCCGCTGCTTTACGCTTAGCCTGAGGAAGTTTCAAGCCAAATCGATCACAGATTTTTTCAAGTGGTATCTCGACAGATTCAAATTCAGCCATGACAAGGAAGAAAGTATTCATGTTATTTGCTCCCGTTGGGTGCTGATGGTTTCGGTTTTAGCTTTCATATATCTGTTGCCTTGGCGTTCGATTACGTCTTGTTTTATTAGCCATTCGAAGATCGGTTTTAGCCGGTTGTGACGGGCATTGTGTTTGGCCATTATTCGCTTCATTGGGATCGTTTCACCCCATTCACCAGTGATGATTTCTTGATGCAAAATATGCGCGAGTGGGTCAACTATTTTAGCCCCTGATTCAATAAGCGTTTCGGGCGTTGCAACCAATTGCGAACTCGGCTGCAGCGCTTTTTGTAACGATGGCTGTAACGGTTTTTGCAACGTTACAGAAGTCGTTTCGTAACGTTGTATTCTTACTGTTTCGGCGTTCACTATTCGAAAGCAAATTCTTGGTATTAGATCGACCATGGCCGCGAGTAAAAACCACAATCCCCAGCGATAATCGGCTAGCTTATTGGCAATGGCTGAGCCTGATTTTTGGCTGCTTGGGTTGGCGTTTTTAAGCTGCTCTATCTCATGCTCAATTTGCTTGATCGCGCCTTGGGTTTGCTTGGATTTGGCCAGTGTGCGATTGGCTCGACCTGTGAAATTGATTGATGTATTGGCTAGGTCGTTCTTAGCGCTGAGGTTTTGCAGTGCCAGGGAATTGTTTAGTTCGATCAGCGTTTTGGTTTTCTCGTGGTAGCTTGAATCGCTGCTCAGCTCTGTGGTTTTTATTGAGTCGTAGCATGATTCAATCCAGCCCATTGTTGCCGTAACACTGATGGTGAATAGCACTGTAGAAGCTATGTAATTACGGTTTGCGTAGAACAGGTATTGGCAAGCGACAAAGCCTGATCCAATAATGGCTGCAATAGCCTGATCGATAGTCTTATCGGCAAACGACCACCAAAGCAGGGCGCTGCAATAGATTGAGATTGTGGCAAAAGTACTGCCGCAAATCTTGGCCATGAACACTTTCATCCGACTACCTCGGTGCTAGGCGTTGTGGGTTTGATGCCATTGGCTGGCTCAACTTCAGTCAGTCGATAAACGGCTTGGCCGAAGTCGCTGGCAAGTACACCGGATATTGAGGTAGGGAAAAAATGACCATCGCAATAAATACGGCTGCTAGAGTCGGTGATCTCATGCGGCTGTAACTTGTGCAATGTGAAAAGCTCAGGCCTTGCTTGTATGTCTGATTGTTGGTTTTGCATCATTACTTCCCCAGTTAACTTTTATGGTTTAGCGATCATTAGCGATGAAATGCAATAGATCGATGGTGGCGCGAACGTCGGCCATGGCGCGGTGTGCTTTACCTTGAAATTCAATGCCGGCAATTTCACAGCAACGGACAAGGGATAAGCGGCTAAACTGTGAATGACCGGGCTTCCAAATTCCGTAATCTTTCATGAAATGGCGGTTGGCTAATTCCATTACGCATAAATGCGCGCCGAATATGTTTGAAAGCAGTTTTTTAACGGATGGCTCGTCGGTTGTTTGTTGTAGCATTCTGCAGTCGAAGTGCATGTTGAATGCGGTTAGGTGTTTGTCTTGGCTGTACGCGGCTTGGGTTAGCATTCCGATTACAGCGGGCTGGCTGGGTGCTGTGCGCAGTTCTTTGATGCCAATGCCGTGGAGGTTATAGGCTTCTTTGGGGATCTCGCCCCAGTCGCATTTTATGAGCGTGTTGATTAGTTGTTGGCCTGATTTCGCGTCAACTGCAGCCAGTTCAATGGCTATGTCGTTTTCGCCAAGGCCAGTTGTTTCGGTGTCGATCACAATGCAATTTTCAATAATGTATTGCGCGTGATCTTGGGTGCTGAATATTACTTTTTTCATTTGCTTGCCTTTAGCTTCTTTATTCGTGAATTCAGTGCTTTTTCAACGGTTTTCTGTACGCCTGGAATTTGAAGACCTGCTTCGCATTCCTTAAGGCCAAACCTTCTGACTTGCTCAACACGATCAGGGCCATTGGTGTGGTAAAGCTGTCTGCCTTGAAAAGTTCCGGCTTTAAATGGGTTGTTCATTTCCAATTCCTCAAATAATAAAAAGCCATCCTTGGCTTATAGCGGGTGCTATGTTCTTTGTGCCTGGAGTGATTCTGCGATCTCATTACTTAGTTTTCTAAACGGCGTATTACCGTCAAGAGATTTGTAATATTGTTTTGTTGCTTGAGACTTCGGTTGTTCTACGTTTATTACTTCGTTGGAATGCTTTGATTCAAAAGGTTTAAAGCCATTAATTAGCATGGTCTTTTTCATCATCAGTAGCTCTGTTTCGTGAGCTTCGTGCTGTCTTAGTAATTGTTGGTTGCAGGCGTGAAGCTCGTTGTTTTGTTCAATGACTAGTTTATATTTCTCAGCGAGATTGGTTATCTGGTTTAGGCAGTGTTTTATGGTCATGTTATAGCCTCTAGTTTAGTTTTAGTTTTGAATAAAATAAGTATCCAAAGGTACTTAATTTATACGTACCTTGCAAGTACATATTTCATTGAAAAATAATTTGCTATTCTTGAGGCTTATATAAATAAGAAGAATTCGGTAGTTGTGTTCTATGCATTAATCCTTGTGGGTTGAAATAAATAGAGTGGAAAGTTCCGATTATTCAGATTAAATAATTTTCAGTCATGGAAGATGTGTTATGAATTTAGAGTACGTTCAGTTTGCGCAAATAAACTTGGGTGACGTGTTTTTTGATAGCTTAAAGGCCGATTATTCAGAGTTTGTTGATTGGTTTTCTAGAAAATCAAATGACTACACCTACATATTCAGAAATTCAGATGGGGGAGTGGAAGGATTCTTATATCTCAAGCAGGAGGGTGAGCCTTTGCTTGACGTCGCTCCTCCATTGCCTGCGCTTAATCGATTAAAGATTGGAACATTAAAGATAAACCCGCATGGTACAAGGTTGGGTGAGCGCTTTATTAAGAAAGCGATCGATCACGCTTTGTACATGAACGTTAATGAAATTTATGTGACAGTTTTTGCACATCATGCCCCGTTGGTCAGTTTGCTTCAGCGCTATGGGTTCGAGGAAAAGGCAATAAAGACTACGGCAAATGGAACTGAGTTAGTCCTTGTAAAAAGTTTTATGTCTATTAGGCCAGACGTTCTCACTGGCTATCCATTCATTTGGCCAAACTCTCGTAAATTTTTATTATCTCTTCATCCGCAATGGCATAGTCGATTATTACCTGACTCCATTCTGAATAATGAAAATCCAGGCGCCGTTCTGGCTGATGTATCTCACACTAATAGTATTCATAAGATATATCTTGCGGGAATGTCTGGTGTTGATGGGTTGGCGAGAGGGGATTCATTGCTTATCTATAGGACCACTGATCACAAAGGGCCGGCTCACTATAGGTCGGTGGTGACGTCCGTGTGTGTAGTCGAGGAGGTGAGATCTATTCACTCTTTTTCCAAGGTCGAAGATTTTCTAAGTTATGCATCCTCTTACAGTATATTTACTGAAAATGAGTTGAGAGGGTTTTATGGTTCTAAAAAGTTTCCAACGGTTATCAAATTCACATACAATGCCGCGCTTCCAAAGCGTGTTACGCGTGGATATATGATTGACAATTTAAAGATTGACTCCAGCTATTGGGGCTTCTTTCAGTTGTCGAACGATCAGTTTTACGAAATATTAAAGGCGGGTGATTTAAGTGAAAATATTATTATCAATCAAGCCTGAATATGCGGAAAAGATACTCGATGGTAGTAAACACTATGAGTTCAGAAAATCTGTTTTTAAGGACCAAAGAGTAAAATCTGTCGTAATCTATGCCACTATGCCAGTTGGAAAGGTTGTTGGGGAGTTTGATATCGATGAGGTTATGCATGAAAGTCCCGCATCTTTATGGAAAAAAACGAAGGCTCATTCTGGGATAACGAAAGGTTTTTTTGAAGAGTATTTCTTAGGGCGAGAAAAAGCTTATGCTATTAAGGTTAAAAATCCTTCTCGTTATAAACGTCCGAGAGAGCTTAGTCGCTTCTTGCCGAATGGAATAGCCCCTCAGTCTTTTTGCTACTTACGTTAGTCTTCAGGTATCCATGTGCCTATTACAAGTCCGATTATATCAAATGCCTTGGTGATGATCGGATATTGTAAATTTCTAGACTGCAAATAACGTTCACCATCTGCCTCTCCATAAAGTTTAAAAGAGGGGATTTTTTCTTCTATCAGAGCCAAAATCCTGTCACCTGATTTAACCATGTCTGCTCGATCTGGATCTATGTAAATAATGCTCCCTTCTGGGTAGCTGCGTCCGTATTGAGCTGTCATCGTGTTGTCCTTCACGTGAGTGGCGAATGTATTAGGTCCATGATCGGTTGGGCATGGAATAAGTATTGCTAGATCTCGTGCCTTTGTATCTGTCAGATGCTCCCAAGGAATTAATGGAACCCTGTTGTGTTCTGTTTTGCTTGTTTTGTCGTCGGATACCGCTATTTCTGATGTTGAAGAACGATCGGTATCAAGCCATCCATTGGGTTTTCGGCAAGATTTTTCTATATGTCGAGCCATTTTCTCACCAATTTTCTTGGTTGGATTAGCCCCCATGAATCTGCTTACTTGGGTCGATTCTCTGTCGATTGTTCTCGCAAATTCAGCTGGGTTTTTGTATTCGGCAGCTATGGCCCGTGCATTGGCGAGCCTGATGTCACTGATTGTATTCATTTTAATTTGAGCCTCTAAAAAGCTTTTCCTTAGTGTCATCTCGGTTAATCCATTATGAATACTGTATTTATAAGGTACAGTCCCTTGACGGTACGTATTTTTATCGTTATTGTGCGTATCTTTTAGGTACTTAAAATGATTGAAAGTTATTGGAAATCTTTAAGTCGTTCGGCGAAAGTAGCGTTGGCTAATAGCCTAGACACATCTCCAGAGTATTTGAGGCATGTGTTCCTGTACGACAAACAAGCTGGGCCAGTAATGGTTCGTGGTATTGAGCGCGAAACTGGTGGGGTTATCACTGCTGCTGAGCTGCGGCCTGATTTATTTGGACCGCTTGATTTACCTCAGTCTGCCTCAGTTGGTGTAAATGTCAGCGTTTAATGTTTTTAAGGAGTAAACGGATGTCAGAATTTTACAAAATCACGCCAGGAACATCGCTTCGTGATGCTGTGCGAGAAGAAATTAAGCGACAGCCTCACGGGATGACTGCTGCTTGTGCAGTGATAGGGGTGACGCATCCCCAAACGATCACGAATTACACCTGCAATACCAAGCGCGATACGCACTCCATGAGCCTCGATCAGTTTGAAAAAATTATTGAGTGGTCGGGTGGTGGATGCATTGCCCAGGCGGTGGCCGAAATGGCTGGCGGTGTGTTTTTGCCCATGGGTATTGATGACATTGAGAATATTGATGTGTTGAGTGAGGTGGTTATTAGCATTGAAAGTGTGTCTGGTTTGGTTTCTGAGGTTAAGAAGGCAATTGAAGATCGCACGGTCGATAACGGTGAGTGGGGTCGTATTAGAGCGGCTAAATTCAAGTTGAGTAGGGCGGCCAATCGTTTGGTCGCGCTATGTGCTCAGATGAGGGAATGAGTGATGAGCAGTTGATTGGATAAATCATGGAGTTAATTTGCGCGGATTATTGATCATGTTTTCGGCGCAATTTTCTCGATTTTTTTGTGACATTTTCTATGTGTGTGGAGTCCGTAAATGGATGCTCTACAGGGGGACTTATGGGTGAAATAGTGAATATTGGCGCAAGCGATTACGTGGGCCGTATTTGGCAGTTTAATGAAGATGAAGATGCGGCAATGGAGTATTTGCCACACGCTGACCAGGTGCTTTATCTTCGCGGCATGAGAAAGAATATGGATTTCTCAACAGGTGTCGTAGGTATTCGACGTGCTATTAGTTATCAGGGCTTTAAGGAGCTGTTAGAGATTAATCGTAGGCAGGGCAGCAATAAGCCCAGTTACGCCCCCACAAAAGATGAGCTAAGGGCTTGTATCGAACGGTTGGTAAAGGCTGGGTTGCTAGAACGTATTAATCTCAATACCGGTTCTCGTATTGAACGCATGGTTTTCAGATTGCCTTTAGCGCATGTAGGTCAACGTTCTATCTCAATTAAAGAACCCCTCCACCACACCACAGGAACCCCACCCGCGAAAATCTTAGACGTGACGGGGCCTAGAGAGGGTGTGAACCCCACTAGTGAAAATCAAGTGAACCCCATACATCAGTTAGTCAGTAAGTCAGATATAAAAGAATATAGCGAAAACTCTGAAGAGTTATCGGGCTCTGCACAGATTGATTCTTTGAATCTTGAAAAGCCAAAAGCGGTTAATCAGGAAAAGAAGGGGTCTTTGGGTTCTTGTCCGCACACTGAAATTCTAGATTTATGGAAGGAATACTTGCCTGAGATTCGTCAGCCTAAGCGATCGCTTTGGGTTGGTCGTGATGCTAGCCGTAATTTGGCTTTTCGTTGGAAGCAGATGGCGAATGTTAATCACAGTACGGAGCCTCGTAAATTGTACTCAGACCGTGAGTCGGGTTTGGTGTGGTGGGCTCATCTGTTTGAGTTTATTTCTAAGGACTGTGGCTTTTTAACAGACCCTAAGGCGAACTTTTTTGACTTGGGTTGGCTGGTAAGAAAAGAAAATCTGATGAAAACACTTGATGGAAATTATGGGGCGATCAAATGAATATGGATATTTCACGACGCAGTTTGTTTAGTGCAGATTCTGAGATTAGCGTTTTGGGAGCGCTGTTGTTAGATGCTGATGCTTTCCCTGATGTGATTGAAGCTGGTTTAACTTCTAAATCATTTTATGACCTTAGGCACTCTGCAATATTTTCTGTTATTTGTTCGATGTACGAGGCAAGTATGCCGGTTGATGTGGTGACGACTTCTCAGCATCTTGAGGCGTTGGGGTCGTTAACTCAGATTGGCGGTATTACTTATTTGGGTGAGCTTGCTGATGCAACCCCTTCGACTGCGAATGCGGGTGCGTATGCAAAGATCTTACGATCGTTAGAGTTTGAGCGGTTGTGGTATCAATCTGCTAAGGATATTGAGGAGGTTTTGACGGGGACTGATTGTGAGGATCATGCGGACCGTATGGGTAGAATTCAGTTGATCTTAAACGGGGTAGAGAGGACTGAGCAGGTGAGTTCTATTGTTGAGTTGAGGCCAGCGCTTAAACACTATGTTGAGGTGGTTGATGAGCGGGGTACTAATCCTGGTATACATGGAATGTTAACAGGCTTTGATTTTGTAGATAATCGATTAATGGGAATGAAGTCTGATGACTTTGGTGTGATCGGTGGTCGGCCTTCAATGGGTAAGACGGCTTATTCAATGAATATTGTTAAACACGTTGCATTGAAACAAGGGTTGAATGCAATGGTGTTCAGTTTGGAAATGTCTACCGATCAGCTTGTTCAGCGAATGGTGGCTGCTGAGGGCAAGGTTAAACTTGGGTTGTTAAAAAGCGGTAAGGTTATGGGGCATGAGGAATCAATGACTCGATTTGGGGCGGCTGTTACAAGTTTGAGTAAGGCGAGCGGTAAGATATTTTTTGATGATACAGCGGGCTTGAATATTACTGATCTTGTAGCAAGGGCTAAGCGCTACCATCGTAAGTTTGGTTTGGATTTAATTATGATTGACCATATTGGTTTGATTGAATCTTCAATGAAAACAGATAATGAAACAATGAAGATAGGTCAGATATCAAAGATGCTGAAGAGGCTAGCTAAGGAATTACATTGTGTGGTTATCGGAATTGCCCAGTTGAATCGTGAGGTTGAAAAGAGAGCTGTTAAGCGACCAATGATGTCAGATATTAGGAGTAGTGGAGCCATTGAACAGGACGCTGACTGGATTCAGTTGATGTATCGTGATGAATATTACAATGAAGATTCTTTAACTCCTGGTCAGGTTGAAATTATTACCTGTAAAAACCGTGATGGTGAGGTGGGGACTGATTATTTGGGTTGGCGTGGTGAGTATAATCTTTTGGAAGGTATGCCTGAGGGTGGTTCTTTTCATCCACCTGAAAAGAAGGGGAGTAACTTCGTATGATTACTTCGGTAGAGAATCGTTTAATTATTTGGGGTGAGTCTGTTGAGGCTGGTGAGTGTGCTAGCCGTCGTTGTTCTGCTGGATTTGATATGGAAGATCGAGGTGGTGAAACGTTTAGCAATAAGATTTTATTGGATGTTGAGATTGAAGAAACTGATTGCGCAGTAAAGTCTTTGGATGAAACTTTACGTAATTGTGTTATAGAAATTTACGTTCGGATTGATTCTACGATGGAACAAAAGGCTAAAGCGCTGTGCATGAGTGTTCGAACTTTGAGAAATAAGAAGGATAAATCTCACATTGAGATTAGGGGTTTTCTTGTGTCTTCTTGCGTCTCGTAGCGTATTGAATTTATTTCGCGCACGTTTGTAAAAAACCATTGCAAACGTTGCCGATTCATGGAAAATGCTTCCTAGTTCTGGTTCTCTGCTCGAACAGAATACATATTAAAACCTGCGTTATTTTTTATTAATTTAAAAAGTTCGCGGGTTTTTTTGTGCCTGCGATTTAATAAAATATTTTAGGATTAATTATGGCTGCTTTCTCTATTGCGTTTAATCGCACAATGAAGAGTGAGGGTGGTCATGTGCTGCATAAAGTTGAAAGCGATCGTGGTGGTATGACGTTCGCTGGAATTGCGCGCAAATATAATTCTAGTTGGAGCGGTTGGCGGTTGGTTGATGCTGGCGATCGTGGAAGTGATGCTTTAAAGAAAAGTGTTGCTGAGTTTTATTTTAATAATTATTTCTCTGCTTGCGGCTTGAAACATATTAAGTCTCAGGTGGTTGCGAACGTCATTTATGATTTCGCAGTGAATGCCGGTGTGCGTACTGCGGTTCGTTTAGCTCAGCAAGTGGGTGGTTGTGCTGTTGATGGCATGCTGGGAAGTAATACAGCGAGAGAGTTGAATAGTTTTGATGAGGATGTATTTGTTCCTCGTTATGTCCTGGCAAAGATCGCGCGTTATTCAGCGATCGTTAACGCTGATCGTTCTCAGGCTAAGTTTTTGTTGGGTTGGATTAATCGCACTATGAGAGATCTGGAGTCGTTATGAATATTCCAGGGCTTGGGCAGTTGATTAGCGGTATAGCTAATAGTGCTGATGAGTTATTCACGTCTGATGAAGAGCGCTTAAAGTTAGCGATTGAAGATAAGAAGATTGATGCTGATCTGTTGAAAGGACAGATGAGTGTGAATGCTGTTGAAGCTGCTCATAAGTCTGTGTTCGTTGCTGGTTGGCGTCCTGCTATTGGTTGGATTGGTGCGGTGGCATTGGCCTACCAGTTTGTGTTGTACCCGTTAATGGGTTGGGGATGGCTGCTGTTGCAGGCTAATAACATCATTCCTGCTGATCTATCTGTCCCACCTGTATTGCCTACCGATGCGCTGTTTTCGATTGTGTTGGGTATGTTGGGAATTGGCGGCATGCGATCGTTCGATAAAAAATCAGGTAAAGAAACTAATTCGATCCGTGGGAAAAAACTATGAGTGATGATTTTGAACGGAGTTTGTCTGTGTTGGATGGCAGATTAGTGAGTATTGAAACAAAGCTCGACAGAATAATTCGTGTTGAAGAGAGACAGAATACGCACTCAGTTGATTTGAAACGGGTGTTTGTTCGTGTAGAGAATGTTGAGTCGAGAGTTAGAGATTTAGAGTTGAAAGACAGCGCGGCTACTGTCAGAACTCAGAGCAACTCGGGCACTATTGCTCTGCTTGTATCAGCCTTTGTATCTGTTGTTGTTGGTCTGTTGATCTGGAAATTAAAGTAATGGGAATTAAAGCGCCGTCGTTCTGTAAGCATTCAGGCTGCGGCCAGTTGGTTAAGTCGTCGTATTGTGATGAGCATCAAGCCATCGCTGATCAGCGTAAGAAGAAGGGCCAGATCGATTACAACAGTCGTCGTGCTGACTCTGATCGTCGCTACTCAACTGAGAAATGGCGCAAGCTAAGTATCACATTTCGCAAGCGCAATCCGTTGTGTGTTAACTGTGATGCTAATGGTTTGGTTCGCCCTGCAGTGTTGGTCGATCACATCAAGGCAGCTAAGTCGCATCCAGAATTGTTTTATGAATGGCGCAACCTGCGAGCTTTATGCCAGCAATGTCACAACCAGATCGGTGAGAAAGTGCTTAGTAAAGGCGTGATTATCGACGGTGAGTGCGAGGTTCTTGATCAAGGGCGGGGGCTATCTCGATCCTTGGAGGGGTAAATCTCCCCGAACGAAGTGTTAATGTTCCGTGTGAAATGTTCAATTTTTAGGGGGGGGGTAAGCCTTCCATATATTATGAGGTGTGATTATGTCTGACAATAAAAGCGCTCAGATCATTCCTTTGGAGTCGCGAGCTGCAGCTTCACAAAATACAAATTCAGGATCCGCGCAAAGCGTTGATGATTTATATCAGGGTGTTCTTGCTGGTCTACCGAATAAGCCAAGAGGTTTGAAGAAAAAAGAATCTGAATTGTGGGATGAAATGGGTCAAAAGCTAGCTGATCTTGGGATTCTTTCTGAAATTGATTTGTCTGTTTTTCATCGTTATGTGATTTCGTATATCGAGTGGCAACACTGGAATACTGAATGCCAGAAAGAAAGAGGCATGAAGTCAATTCAAGTTTTCGCAACCGGCGCGCGTCAAATGTCTGTTGAAGCTGTGCTGAGAAAGCAGGCTGCTGAGCTTTTGGCAAAGCTAGAGCAGCAACTGGGTATGACGCCCCGCGCTCGTCAGGCTATTAAATTGGAAAACCCAAATCAGGGTTCGCTAGACTTATGAGTGTGGTCAAGGCAGTTCCTGCTGTTGACCTTGGCCGTAAGTATTTAGATCTTGCATACGATTACGCTGCTGATGTTGAAGGTGGGAAAATAGTCGTTTGTGAATTGGTAAAACTGGCCGTTAAACGTTGGTACCGAGATTTAGAAACAGGTGGTGAGCGTGGCCTATATTTTAATGAAAACGCCGCTGGCCGTGTATTCCGATTTTCTGGTTACTGCAGGCAGTACGAAGGTGAATTTGCTGGGCTCCCGTTAGAGCTGCAAGGTTGGCAATGCTTCATTATTGCTAACGTGTTCGGCTGGATGCGTGCTGATGGCACTCGTCGTTTCCGTGTTGTTTACGAAAAAGTCGCGCGAAAAAACGGAAAATCGACAAAGCTAGCATTTATCGCAAGTTATGGTTTATTGGGTGATCAAGAAGGTGGTCCGCGTGTTTATTCAGCGGCCACGAAGCGCGATCAAGCAAAAGAACTTTACGACGCTGCAGAGGCAATGATTGCCCAGTCGCCTAAATTGTCAAAGATGGTGCAAAAGTATTCTGATCGGCTCATAGCAAAGCAAAGTCGTGGCCGAATGCAAGCGCTGTCGAAAGATTCAAAAAGCATGGACGGCTTGAACGTTCACTTCGGTTTGATCGATGAACTGCATGCTCATCCAACATCAGCCGTTTGGGATGTTATAAAATCCGCGTGTGGTGCTCGCAAACAGCCACTGATCTGGACCATTACCACTGAGGGATATTTGACTGATGGTGTCGATTACGATCAGCAAGAATACGCAACAAAAGTGCTCAAAGGAGCCATTGAAGACGACAGCTACTTTGCAATGATATTTACCGTTGACGACGTAGAAAAATGGGACCAAGAAGAAGAATGGATCAAAGCCAACCCTAACCTTGGAATCTCAGTCAGCATTAGTGACATGCGCCAGCAGTGCAAAATGGCGAAAGAAATTCCAACTGAGCGCATTGAGTTTTTAACTAAGAAGCTAAACATCAAAGTGCGCGGTGAAGCAAAATGGATGAACCTAGAATCATTCATCAAATGCAAAACTGAATACAACGACCAAGAGCCATTTCTCGATGAACCAAGCGGTGAAAATCGCGGCGCAGATGCCTGGGGCGGTCTCGATCTATCCTCTGTTGAAGATATAACAGCACTATCGTTCACTATCAGAGCCAAAAACGGCAAAACAAAAACCTTTTCCCGTGGCTATCTACCCGAAGGCGCACTAACAAGGCGGCTGAAAAAGGGTGATAAATCCATGGAGAAATTCGTACAAGAAGGCTGTTTAACGCTAATACCTGGCGAAACTGTTGATTACGACTACATAAAGGCAGACATTCGCAAAGGCTGCGCATATTTCAATGTGCAGGGCATCGCGTTTGACCGCTGGAACAGTAACCAACTGGTTAACGACCTAATTTCAGAAGGTGTGCCCATGATCGAATTCGGCCAAGGCTTTGGCAGCATGAGCACGCCAATGAAAGAACTAATGGTACGCGTACTGAATCAAACCGTTGAATACAACAACAGCCTTTTGTACTGGGCTATGAGCAATCTGGTGTCCGACATAAATCCAGCCGGTGACGTAAAACCGGCAAAAGATAAGATCAAAGAAAAGATCGATCCGGTCGTGTCTTTAATCATGGCGCTCGGAGTCATGATCCTAATGCCACCTAAGAAAAAACCTAAATCAATCTACGCCGACGGTGAAATATGAAACTAAAACTACCCAAGATCCGCATGCCGCTCGACCAGCTAGATTTAATGGTTCTAACATCGCTCGGCCTAATCGGTGCCGGCGTAACTGAAATACTGGGTCGCGGTCCAGCCATGCTGTGCACAGGATCAATTATCCTAATACTGGCCATGATCATCGCGCGTGGCAAAACGAAAGGAGCCACACAATGAGCCTATTTGACGGCCTTGGTAACGGCTTGCAAATCGATGCAGCGCGTCGCTCAGGTGTTGACGATGTTTACCCATCAACAGGCGGTGGCATGTTTGGCCTGCAGTTTCGTAGGCCTATTGCGGGAGTTCCGGTTGATCACGACAGTGCATTAACCTATTCAGCAGTTTGGGCTTGCACAAAAGTAATATCAGAACACATAGCAATGATGCCCTGGCGCGCTTTTGAAAAGAAAGACGGCGTACGCCAAGTGGCTGATGGATCGTTATTAGACGGGCTGCTTTACCGCTCCCCAAATGATGAAATGACAAGCTTCGATTTTCGCCAACAGCTCATACTCAGCGCGTTAATGCAGGGTAACGGTCTGGCTGAGATCGAACGAACTCGCCACGGTGAGCCAGCTGCATTTTGGGGCATCGACTGGAATCGTGTTAACCCAGATCGTGATCGTCGCGGCCGCTTATGCTACGACATTGCAGAAAACAACGGCAAAAATATCGTGCTATATGCAAAAGACGTCATCCATCTAAAAGGCATGGGTTACGACGGGTTACAGGGCTATAGCGTCGTTGAATACGCCAAGCAATGTTTCAGTCTTGGTCTAGCAACCGAACAATTTGGCGCGGCTTTCTTTGGCAACGGTGCAATGCCAGGGGGCATTATCGAATGGAATGATTCAGGTGAACAGCCTGATGGCTGGGATTCGAACGCCGCTAAAAATATGAAAAGTTCTTGGAATAAAAAACACCAAGGCTCATCAAAACACGGCGGCATTGAGATATTAGAACCGGGTCAAAAGTTTAAACCCATATCAATATCACCCAACGAAGCCCAGTTTTTAGAATCGCGAAAATTTGGCATCAACGAGGTTTGCCGCTGGTTCAACGTAAAGCCGCATAAAATCGCGGATTTAGAGCGAAGCACTAATAGCAACATCGAATCGCAAAACATAGAACACGTTACCGATACGTTATTGCCATGGGTTACCCGCTTAGAACAAGAAACCGATTTTAAATTGTACGGTCGTGATACGCGCCGCTACAGCAAAATCAACATGTCAGCGCTGTTGCGTGGTGACACAAAAGCAAGACAAGAATTCTATAGGACCATGTTAGACCGTGGTGTTTATTCAATCGACGAAGTACGCGCATTTGAAGACATGAACCCACTCGACAACAAC